CAACTGCAACGGAGGCAGCGGTAGTACCTGTCTCTGCATATACATCGTTCTCTGTGAGTCCTGCGAGATTCTCAACATCAATATCAACAGTAGCGTGTTCCGAGAGATACAAGATAGCATCTTTAGGGATACCTGCTGTGATAGTAGATACAAGAAGTGTGATGGTGTCATTATCCACCGCACCAACACCAGATACAGTAAGTTCAACTCCAGTAGAGAGAACCTTGATTTTGTCACCAACGATAGGGGCTTCGTAGTTGTCTTTAGCTACGATAACTATCTCGGTACTGGTGATGCTACCAACAGCAGCAGAACCAACAGTAATGGTAGAGATATAAGCCTCAAGACCTTTACCTGCACTTGCTTGTGTCACCACGATAGCAGGTTCTGCACCTGTTCCGCCTACCTTTTGGGTAAAGAGGATAGTGTCACCTGCAACAGCAGTATCATACACAGCGTTAAGGGTTTCGTTAGCAGCGATAAGCACTTGCAGGGCAGTAGCAGTAGCACCCGCATTGTCACCGATAGTCACCTTGCCAGAGGCAGGTGTAGTAACGAATTCAAAGGTCACGCCTCCAATAGCAATGGTGTCTGTGTTAGCAGCGTTCTGCTCTATTTCAAGAGCATACACACCTTTTACAGCAGGAGAGGCAGGGGTAGCGACAACAGCAGCAGCAGTTTTGTAGAAAGCAATAGGCATAGCCGTTCCGCCAACTTTATCCACCACAACTGGAGTACCAGCAGGGAGAACAGAACCAATAGCAGGAACAACGCCCAATTTCGCACCGCTTGTCAGCTTGTCCTCAACCTTTTTCCATACGGGGATACCGCCCCCGATGGTTGTGGTTGTTGAGCCAAAAGTGTTAAACATAAATTTTTAATGTTTTAGTTAATAATTATTTTTTCGTTTCCTTTGACTTCTTGAATTCAAGTAGTTGTGCCCTTTTAGCCTCGGCAGCAGCACCATTATCGCCATTTGCGTTTCTTGGTATTGCGCCTTCGCCATAAGCCTCCTTGTATTCTTTGTCGTACAAAGGGATACATTTTGTAGCCAATGTTTCAGCAGTATCATCTTCGGCAACCTCTACCTTTGCAAGAACATTCCTTAGAATATAATCCTTATTTGCGTTCTGTGCCATTAGTAGTGTCTTTGTCTGTTCCAAGAGCCTCTCCTTTTTTAATTGTCGTTGTGACTCTTTGAGCATTGCCTCTACATCCGCTATTCTCTTTACCAAATCTTTGTCTGGTTCATTAGATATCGGAGGGGTTGGTGATACTTGTGGTGCAGGGGGCTTATGTAGTTTTTCTACTTGCTCTTTCACCTTATCGGCTACATCTTTGTTCAGTTGTCCGCCCAATTCCTTCAAATCCTCAATAGCTTCGTTTACAACATCTTCTGTCAATTGTTCATCTGTTGTAATTTTCTTTGCCATTCTCTGAGCTTTTGACCTTATAGTGCGGTCTGACAGTGGGCTGTTTTTCAACCCTGCGATTAGTTTTTGGTAGATTTTTTCTTCCATTGTTTTTATTTTATGGGGTTTTTCCCCGATTAAGTAACATATTTGTTATATAACATTATTGTTATATAAAGTAACAACCATGTTTTATTATGCAAAGTTACGAAAAAAAAGCTATGCTTGTATGAATTTTAAAAAAAAAATCGTAACTTTGCACTAATTTATGGAGAAATATACCGATTATAAGACAAGGGATGGGAAAAGAATTATTTCCCATGAGTATATAGAACACATACGCTCCCTTAATGAGCCACACAAATATATAGTGCCGCAAGTAGGGGGGCAAGAGCTGGCCTTGGCTTCAACGGCGGACATAATATTCTATGGAGGAAAAAGGGGAGGTGGAAAGTCTTTTGCACTCATAGAAGAGGCTATAAAAGATATACGTAACCCTTTCTTTGTGGCGTACATATTAAGAAAAGAAAAAGACGATTTTAAGACACTCATAGATACTGCAAATAGCCTTTATCAACCATTCGGCACTTATAACCGCTCGGCAGACGACATGTCATGGAAATTATTTAGTGGGGGCTCTATATTTTTCCGTTACTTCAAAGACGCTTCCTATGAAGAGTTTAAGGACAGGTTCCAAGGTAGGGAAATACCATATATAGGCATTGATGAGGTGACACAGATGCCATATAAATATTTCAAATATCTTCTCACATGTAACAGAAACTCTAAAAACATACGCAACAGGATTTTTGCTACATGTAACCCTGACCCATATTCCTGGGTGGCAGAGTTCATAGATTGGTGGATAGGTGAGGACGGTGTGGCTCTTCCAGAGAGAAGTGGAAAATCAAGATATTGTTTTATGGACGGTGATACTGTTGTAGATATCATATGGGGCGATACAAAAGATGAAACATATCAGAAAGCAAAACATTTGATAGACAAATATTGGAAAGATGAGTTTTATGAGTTTACCACACCACAAGACATGTTTATCAAAGAGGTCACTTTCATCATAGGTGAACTTACTGAAAATAAGATACTATTAAAGTCAGACCCTTCCTATATGTCGTCCCTCTCACAACAGGATGAAGAACAGAGGGCAAGAGACCTGGATGGTAATTGGAAATTCAAAGAATTAGGTACAGACCTCATTACAAGGGTGCAGATGGATTTGTTCTTCACCAATTCACCCAAGGATGAAGGGGGAATACACTATATGACCTGTGACCCAGCATTGGAGGGTGGGGACAACTGTGTGTTTTGGCATTGGAGAGGATTTCATATAGTGGATGTAGAAGTTACAAAGGTGGACTCGAAGCTGCTTGTTGAAAAGGCTCAGCAACTATTGAAAATGTGGGGTGTAAAGGAGGAAAATTTTGCCTATGACAACAACGGATTGGGGCAGATATTCGGGGGGTTCTTTCCACGGGCAGTAAAGTTTAATAACAATGGAACACCCTCCAATGGTGACAGAACTTTATTCAGTAACTATAAGTCAGAATGTGCCTATTACCTTGTTCAAAAGTTTAAGAATATGGAAATAAGCATAGACCCTTCACTCTTGCAGAGGAGATTTAATGTAAAGAGGCACAGGGGACTTACTTTGAAAGATATCTTGATAAAAGAAAAGAAAGCCATAAGGCGTGTCGATACAACGGTGGATAGATGCTGGACATTAATAAATAAGCAGGAGATGAAACGTATCCTTGGATGGTCGCCTGACTTTATGGAGTCGATGATAACAAGGATGGCATTTGGTCACGACCTTCGCAAGAGGGCGGTAAGGATAAGTGGAATACTATAATATTATAAAACAAAGAAGATGGCAGAGATTAAATTAAGGGAGATTCTTTCAAAGAAAGCCTTTACAAGAATAACACCATTGGGGTATTACATGGGTGGTGTATCTCACGACCCTATGGACAATGGTATGGATAACGCCTCCTGGCAGATAATCACACAGGCGGACTTCCTTCGGGAATATTACCCATCAGGTCACAGGATAAATGACCCTGTCTATTACCCAGATAAGGTTAGACAGGACTTGGAGACGAAGAAATACTATGTAGAGCAGGTCATAAGGTGTGCCTTTCCTTTCCAGAAGATAATTGCTACCAAACAGATTATACACCTTTGCGGTAACGACGTACGCTTCGAATTGACAGAGCCGCGGGAGACACAGGAGCAAAAAGACCTTTTCTTCAACTTTAAGAAGGGATGGCAACTGAAACACACAGAATATGCCCTTTATAGCCTTGTAAAATCTATAAAGGTGACGGGTGACGGAGCCGTAGCGGGGGTTATAAGCGATGGTCAATTTTCTTGGCGTAACTTCTCCTATCTCAATGGTGACAAGCTATTCGCACACTACGATGATATGATGAGGCTTAAACTCTTTGCACGGCAGTACAAGTCTTACGATGAAGCAGGAAATGAAGCCAAGGTATTTGTAGAAGTATGGGATGATAAAAACCACTATCTATTCTCCCAACCTTTGAAAGGGACAAAGGCAAAGGTGATACAACTCCGGGAGGTGTTTGGTCTTAGTGGCTATACAGAGGTAAGAAAACCCATACCCCACGGCTTCGACTTCATTCCAATAGCATATTTTAGAAGTGCCGATGGTGCCTGTTGGTCAGACTCACAGAACTCAATAGACAAGTACGAACTTGCAGTCTCACATCTTTGCCAGAATAATATGGCATACGCTTTTCCTATAATGTTTCTCAAAGGTGACTCGGTGAATATCGTAGGTGGGGAGAATATATATGCACCCGTTAAGGCCATTACGGGAGACTCCTCTTCCGAAGCCTCCTTCCTCAACACACCTGACGGCTCTGCCTCATTTGAACTACAATTGAAGATTCTGTTGCAAAACATTTTTCAGGGTTCATTCACCGTGCTCCCTCCAGAGCTTAAAAGTGGTGATTTGCCTGGTGTTGCGGTTAAGCTGCTCTACTCTCCAGCAATAGAAAAGGCTATGGCGGACGCCTCAGAACTCGACATGACCATTGCGGATATGGTAAAGATTTTCGCTCACGGATATGGTTTGGAGATAGGACAAATGACGCCTATGAAGAACCTGAAAATAAATAGCTGGATAGAGCCTTATGTACACCAGAACGTAGCAGAACTTATGCAGAACCTTCTCAATGGCGTACAGAATGAGTTTCTATCAAAGGAAACTGCCGCATCACTTACCCCTTATGGCAAGAATGATGAGTATTACCGTATCATAAAGCAACAGAAAACAGAGGCAGCAATGACCACACCAGAGGACATAAACCTTAATACCATACCATAATGACGGATATTGAAAAAGCAATATATTATGCCAAGAGGCGTATAGATAAGACAGAATTAATGACCACTGCCATAAAATCAAAATACTTAAATGTTTTTAAGCGGATATGTACCTTAACATATAATCAGGGAGTTGTCCCATCATATTTTACTTTTGAGAAGTATATACAACTCCAAAATAAGGTAGATGGAGAAATAAACAAACTGATGAGAGACCTCTATCAGATAATAGAGCAATATTCCATTGCATGTTCCTCACTTGCGATGAATAAAAATGACAGGGAGGATGAACTTGATGTTATTGGTTACATCAACCGCCCAATAGACGGGAGGGATATAAACGCAAGACTTGCAGAATATGGAGAAAAGGCAAAATATGAGTTTGAGGCAATGATAGCAGCAGGACTTCTCCTCTCTAAGCCAATAAATGCCGTTTTTAACGATTATAAAGCATTTTTATTACAACCGTATTCATCTGCATTAATAAAAGAAGTTCGAGCCCAAAAAGGGGTAAAAATAGCCGCTAAAAGGCTCCTCACAAGAAATGTCAGTTTTGGTGCAGGAAAATATATATCCACAACGAGCAGCCTATATAGACTCGGGGAAGGAACGCTAAACTATGTTTATCATTGGGCTGACGAAATTTACATGCAGCGTAACGGAGCCATAGGATATAATGTATATCGTGGCAGCTCTTATCCCTGTCAGGCATGTGACGATGTTGTCGGATTTCATCCTATAGGCAGTTATGTCCTTCCTGTTCATCCGAGATGTGTGTGTTATAAAGTACCTATTTATATGTAGATTATGCCAGTATTTTCAGGAAGACTTATAAAGAAGTGCAGGGAACAGGGACTCACAATAGAAGAGTACCATTTCTGCACACTCGTGGACTTAGGATTCTCTAATTCCGATGCTTATGTGTTGGCGTATCAGCCGGCAACAGCTAACCCGTCAAAGATAAAGGATGCGATGTATAAGGTTTTAACATCACAACCTGTAAAGATATATCTTACATATTTGGCAAAAGTAAAAAACTATGAGGAGAGCGAAAGGACAAGACGCGAACATGAATTGCGTAAAAAGATAGAGGAAGAACTGAAGGCTTCATATGGAACATCCCCGCAATTAGCGGAGACAAATTCTCCCTCGGCGCCGGTGACAAAAAGTGATGGTACACCAAGAACTAAAGAGGATATTATAAGGGAACTCAACGCTGCCCTCATAGTAGAGACAGACCCAAAAATAAGACTCGACTACTACAAGCAACTTATAGACCTTCAGGGGATGAAGAAGGAACAGGAAAAAGATGATGATAACACTATTCACTATTACTTTCCTGTTACATGTAAGATGTGCGGTCTTTTACAGAAAGCAGAATTAGATAGGGCAAAAGCAATAGAAAGGGAAAAGTCGGATTATAACCCTAACATTGAGGAAAAAATATAATTTTTTGTGGCTTTACGCCTATTAAACTTTTTCAATAATTCTTTATGAAAATCGTCCTGCTTCTTCGGCATGGGGTATTTTAATATAATAAACATATCCCTATATAATCTCCTTAATGAATAAGGTGAAATTCCAAGCATGTAGATAATTTCATTCTCACTACATTTCTTCAAGAGACAGAGAACTACATTATATAACTGCACTATCCTGCGGGCATGTTTTTCAAGCGGTGTGCCTGTAATTACAGTGAAATTACGGCGATTAGTGGCACACACATAAGTACATGGGTCATTAGTGCGATAAAATTTAGAGAAAGAGTCATATGGGCAGACAATAGCATCGTCAGGCCACTTTAGTGACTCAAGATATTTAAGAACATTATTTCTATCGCTCTCTATGTTCATTTCAAATTATTTTTACACCAAGTAGTATTGCCTGTGTCATAATCCACCCATCCCCAAGTTTCCTCAGCCTTTTTCAAATCCTTATTGCAATAATCCCTCCACCATATGTACATTTCCCAATATGTGTCTATGTCATCCGTCTCTGGCTCATATATAATAGCTATCTGCCATTTGAAAAAGAAGAAAATAAATAACGGGGTCTGCTCAAATCGTGGTGTTCCATATTTGCACTTATATCCCAAATCGGCCTTTACAATGGTAATGGGCACACCAACCTCAACGTACCAATAAGATTTAAAAAGTTTCAATACTACATATTTACTCCTTCTTACCATAGGAAAATTATTAAATATTAAATAATTACCTTTTATGTAAGGGTGTTTTTCCGAATAAGCGGCTTTTTCATTCGGTGACCTCATTTTTAGTTTGCGAAAGGATATTAATGTGGGACAGTAATTACAGGGTAAGAAATATGATACATAATATTTTATTTGTCCTACATAAATTTTTCTTTTCAATGGTTTAAAGGGACTGTTTTTTACTTCTTGTAATATTTTCATTGTTTATATGATTTTTGATTCTGTTATATGCTATATCAAAGTATTTGTCGTCTTTTTCAATGCCTATAAATCGCCTGTTTGTGTTTAGACAAGCTATACCTGTCGTGCCACTGCCCATAGCATTGTCTAAAACAAGCTCTCCTTCGTTTGTATATGTTTTGA